AGCCACTTCAAATTTACTGTCAAGGATAGAGAGGCTATGAAAGCAGTCAGTAGGATTATAAGGGAGAAATAGAATTGAAAAATAAGACGATAGCAGAGTATATGAAAGATGTTCTAATTGAACAAGGTTTCGATGCCATCTGCTATGGTGATTGTTCTTTACTTGATGATTGCGCTCAGAAATGTACTCATACCAATTTAAGAAAATTGCACCCACTTATTAGACATCAACGTATTTTCAGTGCGTTGGAGAAAAGCCCGTTATTCATAAAACGCTACGTCAGATATGAACGATTAGTACGCTGTTTTTATTTGAAAGAATCTCCGTGGATTTTGAAAGGTCATTAAAATTATGAGGGAGAAATGAGTTGATAATAAACCGTGTTTGGGCAATGGCAGCTACTAATGGAGACACCTTTGACTGTAAACCTTTAGGTGAGATTGTAAGAAAATATCTTGTATCCTCGAAGTTAAGTATAGAACCGTTCGCGCGTAATAGGTTATGGGCGACTTATACCAATGACCTGAATCCCGCCACCAAAGCCGAATATCATCTGGACAGCCTGGAATTTTTGAAGCTCATGCGGAGTAAAAACGTCAGGCCGGACCTGGTGATATTTGACCCTCCGTATTCACCACGTCAGATAAAAGAACTCTACGATGGTATCGGTATGAAAATGGGGGGACGTGAGGCATTGAGAAGTGCATCGTGGAAAGCTGAGAAGGATGTCATTGATGATATTCTAATGCCGGAAGGTATTGTTATATGCTTCGGCTGGAATAGTGGAGGTATGGGAATAAACCGTCATTATAGTCTGGAAGAAGTGCTCTTGGTCTGTCATGGCGCCGGGCACAATGACACCATCGTCACCGTGGAAAAGAAAGTACAGGCAAATTTAAGTTTATAAGGTAAGGGAGTGAGATAAGTGATTTGGAATAATTTAGAACTACCCGACAGCCCTTATTATCAGGATAAATGGCGCACTATTTATTTCAGTGATAACCAGAATATCCTGCCGCAATTAGCTGCTAATTATATTGCCTCCGTCGTCACTGACCCGCCTTATGAACTTGGATTTATGGGCAAGTCGTGGGATAAAAGCGGCGTAGCTTATGATTTGAAAGTGTGGAGCGAGTGCTTACGGTTGCTGAAGCCAGGCGCATACCTATTAAGTTTCGGCGGCAGCCGGACTTATCACCGCATGGCTTGTGCGATAGAAGATGCGGGATTTGAAATCAGGGATATGGTGGAATGGATTTATTTCCAAGGTTTTCCGAAAAGTCTGGATATATCAAAGCAAATAAGTAAAAAATATAGCATAAGTTTATGCACTTGTAATAACCAAGAACTATGCAGAAGTAGGATTGTGTCGGAGTTGCCACAGCAAGGTAGAATCCCTAACAGCAAAAATATTATCTCGGATAAAAGTCCAGATAAAAATTCAAGATGGGGTATTGATGGCAAATATTTCTGTCCCAAATGTGGAAATCTTAGAAAAGATATAGGTGGGACTTCGTTAAAACCTGCCCACGAACCAATTTGTATGGCACGTAAACCATTATTAGAAAAGACGGTAGCCGAGAATGTTCTAAAATATGGGACAGGGGGAATAAATATTGATGAGTGCAGGATACCGATTGACCCTAAAATTGATGACTCAAGATTAGGTGGTAAGGGTGATTGGTCGTCAGATAAGATGGCCAAGAATGTTTATGAAGGCGGGTATGCTGGGAAGAGAGTTGGCTCGTCACCTGAAGGTCGTTTCCCTGCCAACTTAATCCACGATGGTAGTCAAGAAGTAATGGATTTATTTCCTGAAACTAAGAGTGGCAAGCCGGGTATAAGGCATAGTGGTAATAGTGGTGCCGCCTATGGTGCTGAAAGCCGTCCTGCCGGGACTCAAATGAGCGGCTTTGGTGATTCTGGTTCCGCGGCCCGTTTCTTTATGAAGTGTGAACAGGATATGCAACCGAGGAGCTTTATATACGTACCTAAAGCCTCAAGAAGCGAAAGAGATAGCGGGTTAGAGGATATAAAACCAAGCCAGAGTGATGAATCACGGAAAGTTGGTAATCCAGGTGGGGATAATCCTAGAAATCGGGGTGTTAATTTAGTTAAGAATAATCACCCCACCGTGAAGCCCCTTGCTCTTATGAAGTATCTTATAAAATTGATAACCCCGCCTAACGGAATAATTCTGGACCCGTTCTGCGGTAGCGGGACAACTTTAGTAGCCGCCGGCGAACGTGGATTTATTTCCATCGGCATAGACAGTGATGAAAAATCATGTGAAATTGCCGCTAAAAGATGTTCTGGGAGTAGAGAACCACCTGCGCCACCCTAAACGCCCTACCAGACCCAAAATAAGGGCACGTAGCGGGTGTTCTAGGGGATAGTTGAGAGATAATTATGTCGTCTAGTTGGATTATAGCAATAGAACAGGAAGGAAAATATCTATTCGCATCAAAGTATGTAGGATCATGTGCTTACATACTTGCACTTTTTAAGGCAGCTCGACTCGTTGACGAAAGATTGCCGAAGGCGTCTCTTAAAGTAGGGTCACTAGAGACAAGAGGCGTTATCGGTTGCATTACTGAATGGAAAAGGGAAGAACGGTACTGGACGGTTGAGCCAAGTATTGTTAAAGACCTTGCTAAAACCACTAGATATGTGGATTTGAATTATGAATAATAGTTCTAACGGATAGTTGCCTTAAAGAACTGGACGTAGTAATATCTAGGTGAGTTGTTAGTAAATATGTGCTGGAAGAAGATTCTCTATAGGATACAGGCCCATGAAGAAAAAAGGAGCAATTTAATGAGTAAGGAACCGCTCTACCCGCATATAACGAAGAGTAAGAAGGTTCGCACATGCGTGGTTTGTGGTAGACCATTACATAACGAAGGAATCTTTTGCTACGTTTGTCACTCGTCTAAAATGACGGTAGAGAATATCAAATACTGGAAGGAAAAGGCTCGTAAGGAATATGGGTAAGCAACCGCTTTACCCGCATATACCCAAAAGTAAGAGTTTGATTCCTGTAGCAAAGGAAAATGAAATCCGCCGTATAGCGACTGGCTTTCGGCAGGGTATACTAGGCAATAAATCATCAAAGGCATGGTGTTTTGCGGTTTCCAGCGCACTAGCGGGTTATCTAAGTTTTAGTGGGTATCAATGTGAAGTGGTAGAAGGTACGGTTGGGGATTGGGACCACTACTGGATAGAATATAAAGGAATAATCATTGACCCTACGGCTGACCAGTTCAAAACCCCTGAAGGAAAAGATATGCCACCTGTTTATATCGGGGTAAAACCAGATTGGTATAAAACAGAGGATTAACCAGAAATAGAAGAAGTTCAGTTCTATTCCCCCACCGGTAATATACCAGCTTCAATAAAATACAGTAAAAATATTCCATAAAATATTTCGCTCAAGCATTAATTAGTCAGTTTGCGTTTTTGCGCAAGTTACAGTTTTGGTAAAACCCCGATAATAAAATTAGTAAAATCGAGTTTTCACTTTTCCCAGAGTTAGTTTGTCAAAAACGACTTATAATATTAGTGTCTTTTGACAAAATCTAAAGCTAAGTGGACGAAAAAATTCCTGTCACACAAAATTAGTCCAGTATTAGTCCAGTGACTTGGTAAAACCCCGATAATAATATTACTGGTGAATATATTTGTCAGAACTATTGACATTCACCTTGTTTAGTAGTAATATTCAGCAGGATGGTTATGGTGGCTTGCCGGAAGTGGCGGAATAGACGTAAGAGTAGACGCTAGTGATTTGAGAGAGAGTATCCCGAATTTCGCATGTTTGGGTTGTGGTTAGCGAGTGCTCAGCGAAACGTAAAATCTCTCCACATAGCACATCTGAGGTGGCATAACGGAAATCCTCAGCTTCCGGCAGGATTATAAAGAAGGAGTGTAATGAGCGTTGAAGAAGACAGTAGACGTAGACATTACCCGGACCGAAATAAGGCGTATGTTTGAGAAGTGGGGTATTGACCGCTCTGAAACCGAGATACTATGGGATGAGAGTAAATTCGGCAGCCGGATGCCCGGTGCTATTGTACGTTATATGCGTGGTACTAAGTGGCAAGAGGTATCCTGTCGTGCTTTTCCCTCACGGGCCCAAAACCTCCGACAGATATTCTTATTCCTGGACCGGATGCGGATTGCCGAGGACAATGGAGTTGCCTATTCCGGTCTGAGCGGCGGTAAGGAAATCGTCCCGACTAATAGTGGGACGAATCGTAAAGAGGAACTCCTGGATGCCTATGATTTTCTTGGCGCCAGTCCCGATGACCCTATTGATTTAATTAATGACCTGTACCGTAAAAAGAGTATGTATTATCACCCGGACAAGGGTGGTGATCCGGAAAGATTTAAGCGGCTTAATCAGGCATACGAAACCATCAAATCCAGTCGGGGTGTGAAATAGAATGCCCAGTCTCAATCTTACCCCACTTCAGTTAATGATTATAGAGCGCTTGAACTACAGTAAAGAGAATGCTGTCACCGGGAAGATGCTGGCGAAGTGGCTCGGCCAGAAAGATGACCGCTTAATCCGTGAGCAAATCAGACTTTTAATAAGTTTGAAATGGCCTATTCTGTCATCTGTCTCCGGTAAACACCCGGGCTACTACATGGCGAATTCCAAAGAAGAAGTAGAGGGCTGTATTGCGGTACTGCACAAACGGAGCATGGAAATATTAGTCCGGGAGAAAGAACTAAAGAGAGCTGCTAAAACTATAACCAAACCTCACCAGTTGAATATGACGATGGGGATTAAGTAAAAGGAGTGTGAGCAATGAATGAAAGAACTTTAGCAATAAGGGACACCCAGGAAATTACCGAAACAAAACCACTACCCATAAAACTGACGGAGGAGGCAATCGCCGTTACCATCTCCAATATGCAGATGGCCGAAAAGCTAGTATCTAAAGTCTTGGAAAAGGATGTTGATTACGGGAAACTACCGGGAATACCTGGTGAGGGTTTATTTGATCCGGGCGCGCAAAAGATTACCAATGCCTTCAACTGCTATCCCAAACACAACGTCCTATTTCACGAAGAAACCGATAAACTGATAAGCTATACCATTGAAACACAGCTCATTAATCGGGAAAGCCAGCAGGTAGTTGGCAGCGGTATTGGGTCTGCCTCTACCATGGAGCCTAAGAATAAATATCGGTGGGTCAGGGACCCGCAGAATTTTGGCTACTCATCTGAGGAAATAGCCACATTAAAAACTCGCGGTGACGACCATGATATATCCTACCGGATTATAAATCCCGAATATGGAGAGCTGGTAAACACGATAGCACAAATGGCGGCGAAGCGTAGCGAGGTGGATGCTGCTAAGTCATTACCGAGCGTGGGGAGTGCTTTAAGGAAATTATTTACCGGTAAACAACGACCAAATGAGGACTGGTCTCGTTTCTGGACAAGCACCAAGAATATGGGCTTGAGCCAAGACCAGGTGCACGCCATACTCAATGTTAAATCCATGAAGGAATGGGTAGATATTGGTAAAAATCTTGATGATGCTATCCTCACAATTAGCGAACATCTAGCTAAAGGTAAAGGGAAAACCGAAACTACTAGCGACGATGATTGGGACAAAATTGTACAAGCCGATGTTCCGCCAGCTGATACCATTTTACCCAATGGGCTTAACCTTACCTGGGTTAAAGAGTCCCTGGCTACTTTACAGTCTAAAAAGCTGCTGTCATGGTCCAACGTGGCAGTAGCCACTCACTTGCGGTCTATGTACCAGGTCGAAGGCGAAAAGCTTACCGTTATGCTCGGAAAACTCACCAAAGAACAAGTTGGGAAATTTGTTGCGGAAGTAAGCAAGGCACAAGAGGGTATTTAGTAACCTCATCAGTTGAATATGAGCATGGGGATAAAATAAGGAGGACTGATATGTCGTTCAGGAAAATCAAGGGTCATGTGCCAAAGCATTGGCGAGAGAAGCGTAATAAAGAGATATTTGAGTTATGGATTGAGAAACAGGATGAAATGGGCCTGAAGGATATAGGCCATAGATATCATCTCACTGAGCAGAGAATATCTCAGATTATTATTAAACAGAAAGAACTGGCACTGGCGGAGGAGGCTGAGAGATGAAAATGTCTTACTGTTCCAAGTGTAAAGAAGTCACACCACATGATAGCAAAAAGGTAACCGACAGGGACAAGGGTGTTTTATCTTACTGTCTATATTGTGGCAACCCAGAGATTAACAAAGACGGTAACAATCCAGTGATACTAAAGACGCCGCCTGTGATTACACCGAAAGGTGATGCGGTAAAGGTTAATAAAGGAGTGTGAGCAATAATGAGAGAGCCAATTCAAAATACGTCCGCAGAAATTAAAGGTAGGAAGTCCGATCACTTAGAAGAAGGTGATGAGCCCTTCGTCAGTGCCCTTAGAGAACGTAAGTATGAGATAGTCTGGATGCAACAGATGAAATCTCATACGTTCTTTTGTTCGGACTATGATACAGATACAAACACGCCTGTTCACAAATTCTCGGCTGGCGAGTGGTTATTCAATGACGTAATAATGGACACTTCTAAATTTGACCCCCAGGGTAAACCTACTCTAATACGCATGACCTATCATCCCCAGTTATCACTGGTCAATGTACCCTTTATGGTCCTGCCGGCAGAAGGGGAGAAAGAGGAAGTAAAGGTATGATTATCAGGAAGAAAACACTCGATAAGAAACTTGAACAGAGCTATGAACGCGGTAAACAAGATGGTATGGATTCCCTCATAGCAATGATAAAAATATTCGCTAAAGAAGGCGACGGTAAATATTACTTTGGGCCGGTCCAAACTGACCACTTAACCGTTGAAGGAAATGTATTCTATATGAAAATGATTTGCGGGGATGCGGTCATATCGGGTAATTTTACCGGCGGAACGGTTAAAATTGCAACCTCTTTACCAGAGGGATATGAAAAATCACTTGAAGCAATAAAGGGAGTCGCCAAGGATAATCCAAAAGCTACTCTCAAGGTAAACGGTGAATACATGATTGATGCAGCTTATCCTACTATCAGCGGTGAATGTCGCGTCAAGAGGGTGATAACCAAAGAGGAATTTGAGAAGGGGTACATTGAACGTAGCCATATTACCAGGGAATTTTACGACCAGAATTTCGTTACCTTGCCCTGTCCCCTTGATTGTGATGCTGCTGAATGTGAAGGCTGGGCAACTATTCATAATGACCCAGAAATTATAAAAGACCACCTGAGATTTCATGCACCAAAATCGGAAAGCTAAGTAAGAAGGAGGTCTAATGTTAGTACCATATCAGGGTAAACAAGTAGAAGCAAAACCAGTCACCTATGCGACTCAAAAAGAGGATTTTAACGAATATCGGCTGGTTGACGATGATGGCAAACTCGGTAAATTAATCAGGATTAAAACAGTGGTCACGCAGATATCTAAACTAGAAGGTGAAGCAGGACTGGACGGTAATCCCGTATATTACGTCCAGAGCCAGAATGTAATTGCACCAATGGACTAAGGAGGACTAACTATGCCTACATTTATAGCTGGTAGTACCCATACCCTAAAGGTCCAGTTGAAATTACCGGAGGACTATGAGAAAGATGAAGATGACCTCACATTATCTATATGGCTGGTAAATTCTAAAGGCAAGCAGGTTTTTGTTGACTATATGGGGTTAAAAAAGGTCGGTCGTATTATGTCGGCTGTCCATTTGACTAAAACTTTCCAGAATTTCACCTATGATGTAACTATGCCCAAAAAACTGGGGCAGTATAAGCTAATGTTCAATATTCCAGATGACATGTTCAGTGTAGCTGCGGAAAGTGACCGGAGTATCACTATAGTAAAAGATGAACACCCTTGAACAAAGTGAAGCCATACGTACCGTAGAACGGACCATGGAAGCACTAAATAACAAGGGCTGGTGTGTCTGGACCTGTTCTAATCTGGATAATGAGAGAATCTTCGTCGTACAGAGCCAGTTT